CATTGGCTGTTGTTGGATCACCTACATCACTTACGACAAATAAACCGTTATTCGTGTAAATGAACTGGCTATTGATGTATGTAACAGCCGTACTGCCAATAATATTAGAGTCTGTGACAGTAGAGAGTGTGCCGTTGTAGTTATACACCGCATTACTTGTCACAATCACCAAATTAACGCCATCATTAGCGAAAATACAGTGACCTGTGCCTGAAATAGCCCCAATAGACGTATGAATACCTGAGCTATCAACTGAATATAGGTCATTACCTGATACCCGATAAAGCACACCAGCCATTGTGGTCATGCCTCTATCAGCGCCACCAACTACCGTAACCTCTGATAATCCAGCCCAAGAATGCAGGACAAACTGCTCTTTGCCTTGCTCTTCTATCATTGGGTAGAAGTTCTGCGTCTTTTGGCTAGATAAAGGGCGAGTTCGAGACTCATAACTACCACCTGTAATGTTTAAGGGGATAGCTTTTTGAAATTGGGTCATGGAGTCACACCGTTAATACGCATGTAAGGGGCTGTGCCATATCGACCTGCTTCTGCTTCTGCATTTGCACCATTAATCGCGTCTGCATAACGAGCGTAGTACTTCTGTGCTTGCGCTTCGTCATCACAATGGGTAAATAGTTGAGCTAGTGCGCCAAAGAGGTAGATATTGGGGTAATTCGTTAGTGCTTCATTAGTTGTATTTAGGCTTGTTAGTGGGTCAGGCTTCTTAAAGTAGACCATTTCACAAGGAGTGTCTTGATCTGGTGCGACATCAAACTCTATTTGGCTAGTGATAGCATAGTATTTGGGTCTACCTGTACCGCTTCTGTGGACAAGTGTATCTGCTGTCTTGTTTCTGAGGTCATAACCATCGTCTGTAGTCACTCTGAAGCTACGCATAGAGACAAAGCCATCAGGGAGTGCTAGGGCATCAGCATCAATCGTTGCTGTGGAGGTTGTTTCCATGCCACGTAACTCTAAGCCCTCATGTGAACTATTGGTAACATACATATCAGTTTCAGTTAAGACAATGAAGTCATCTATCAGCAAGTCCATATCACTACGATGTGACCAATTGATAATGCTTTGCTTTAGTTCTGAGTAGTTAGATAGTGCCATTACAATCTATCCTCGTTTGTACGTAGTTTTAGCCAATCTCTGTTGTTTAGAGTAGCCATTAACCAGGGTCTATTCTCTACATGCCAAGGGTCTGGGTTTTTACCTTGTGCTTTTAATTGCTCTCGCCACATCATCCAAACTGTCTTAGGGATGCTGGCTACTTTGCGGTAACTACCTCGTTGCTCTGAGTGGTTACGGTCTATCGCATTTAGGGCTAATATAGGGCTAACATCTTCAGTTGTTTTGATGTGTACCTTGTCACCCTCTTTATGATAGGTGGTAACTGATGAGCCATCGTGACTTAGTATGTCTGCCATTGTTTATCTCTGTTAATTTGTTGCATAAAAAAGGGGCGAGCCGAAGCCCACCCCCTAACCACTAGGAGAAATGGTTTAACTAGTTGTTAAGTCGTATACACCACCGCTAGAAGCCTCATTACGAGATTCTAAAGTGTATTCACATAACAGTTGCTTACGCATAGAGTCACCTGTTACTGCTAACTCTTTCTCTTGGAAAGAACGCAGTTCGGCTAATGCCCAATGGCTAGTATCAAGCACCAATGCATCACGAGTACGCATGTGGCGAGCAGGAACTACTTGAAGCTCACCGAAGTCACCTACGTAGATATCAATCGCGTTGACTAACTTCTTGTCAGCACTGTCGATGTTACGAGTAGCATTACCAGTGAAAGCTGACATAGCCTGCTTGTTGAATGAACCAACAAAGATAGTGTCAGGATTACCACCAGCATCCCAACATGAAGCTAGAACTGTCTGTAAGTCTGCCTCGTCAAAAGCACGTTGAGTGCCGTCTGTACGAGTATCAGTACCATCGCCAGTAGGTGAAGCACCAGTGCCACCAAAGTCATCGTTAGTGTTAATCCAAGCGTTTACGCCTGCTAACTGACGAGCAGTAGAGTCATCACCTGCAACACGAGCGCCATTCTGTAGGCAAGCGTATTCCATGTCATTCTTTAACTCTTTACCAGCGCGCATGATTTGGTAAGAAAGTTCAGACCCACGACCTGCTGAATCAACAGCTTCCTGTGTGCCAGTGGTGCGAACTACTTTATCACTAATCTGAGTGTAGTTACCCAAACGAGTTGTTGCAGCACGAGCATCAGTCGTAGCATCATCGCCTTCGATAACGGCATTTGCTGCTGCTGTCTCAAGTGTGTCTGTTTGGATTTCATGGTAAGTTGCAGAAGCCTTCACTTTTGGGATTGCGCTCAAAAATGGGGTTTCTGTAGGAGAGATATCATATATGATATCCGCGAGATCTTCCCGATTACCAATGGCATCATAGGAAGAAAAAGTATCGGCTGGTTGTGCCATAATTAATTACCTTTTAAATTTAAAGTTGCTTTTCTGAGGCGCATTGCTGAATCCACACTACCTACTTGTTTATGAGCCTTTTTAGCTGCCTCATATTCAGTTTGTGCAGATGGCTTTGCTTGCCCTCTCGGTTTTGTGACCAGTGGCGCTTTCTTAACTTTCTTTGCCACTACAGCGTTAGACTTCTCGCCCTTATGGAACTTAGACGCATCGAGGTAAGCCTGACCATGACCTGATAATAGAATCCCTTGTTGTTGCTCATCTGATAGACCTAAGTCTGTTAGATAATCTCTTACTCGGTTCATATCGGTTTTGTAGGCTTCTGTCTCTTTGCCGTTGTCCACCCATTGAGGGTTTAGGGTAACGAGTCGCTCTAACTCTACCTGGGCTTTCTCTTGAACTTTCTGTTGAGATATTGATGAACGCTCTTGCTTGGCACTATTAATGGCTGCTTCACGTTTATCTTGTAACTCGCGCTGTTTAAGGTACTCGCTTGGGTCATATTCTCGTAGTTCATCCCAGTTGATTTCTTGCTGTTGAGTAACGGCTAATCCCTCTAGTTCAGCAATATGGTCATCAAGGGCGGTAGTCTTACCATCCATATCAGTCATCTTTGCTTCTAGGGCTTTGCGTTGCTCTGCAAGTTCTTGGGTTTTACGAGTGTAGTCCGATTGTCTTAGGCTACCCTGCTCCCACTCTTTGATGTCACTGAGGCTTACTTCTCTGCCGTCTATATCGACATAGAGTTCCTCGACTTCTTCAAGTGCTTCGGGTGCTTCGACTTCGGGTTCAGATTCAACAACCTCTAAAGGTTCTTGTTCTGCTGCTTCTTCTGTAACCTCATGGGTTACGTCTGATGCTTGCTCGTCTACCGCTTCGGTTGGCTCATCAGATTGCTCTGCAAGCTCCTCTACTGGCTTTCGGGCATTGGATATTCTTTCTAGTATTGCTTCTTGTTCGTTCATTGTGTGAGTCCTTATTGGTTATTCACAGGTATAAAAAAAGGACACCGAAGCGTCCTTTGAAAGGGGTCTAACTTAATTAATTTGTTTACTTAGGGTCTAACTTGATTAATTTGTTTGCTTAGAGTCCAACGACCTTCTTGGCTCGTTGTGCTAGGGATGCTCTGGCTATTTCACCTGTTTCCATCACCTCTTGTAGGTAGTTCTCAATGAAGTCTACGGCCTGTTGTTTACGCCATATCTCATCACGCTCATCAGAGTCCTTAAACTTGGTATGGCAGAATCCGTCATACAGGCTTGCTCTGAGTGCGGTAAAGGCTTCTTTGTAGAGTTCATTGTGTAGAACTTGTTTTGCTCTCTCTCCCCTGTTTACTTCTTGATTCATTCTATTCTCCTAGTATCTAACTTAGAATTGTCTATAGTTGTAATTCTGATTACCCCATCTCATTTGGTGTGGTTGCTGTACTTGTGGTGCGTTCTGCATCATGGGCTGTTGTACAGGTGGCATCATAGGTGATGGCATAGGTTGTTGCATGGGCTGTAGTCCGCCAAAGCCTGTAGGCTGTTGTATGGGCTGTGGGTTGCCAGGTTGTGTGTATTGTGGGTTGACAAAGTTAGATAGCCAACTGCCCCACACACCACCACCGACCTGTGGCTGTTGTTGCATCTGTTGTGGTTGTTGTTGTGATGCTTGGTATGCTAAACCACCTATTAGCCTTGTGGGTGGCTGTACAGGCTGTTGAAAGCCTGGTTTAGTATATTGTGCCTGTTGCCCAATCTTGCCAAAGGGTAGTGTGTTAAATCCAAACATTAGTTGCTCCAATCGAGTTCGTGTTCATCTTCTGATAACCATTGTTTTAAGTCGTAAGCCATGTCACCTACATCAGAGCCAAACTGCATAGCACCCAATACTGGATTAAAGCCACCGATGAGGTTTAGCCAATCTGCTGTTTCATAGGCTCTGTTCTTGTCTGTAATGAGTCCTGTGCTTGTTAAAGCATCTGCTAGTAGGTCATTAGAGCCTTCAGTAAAGGTTGCTGATTCAGATCTAACCATGTCAGGTTGAGACATAAGTAGTGGGTCAGTAGGGATTAATGATGCGCCTGCTTGTTCTTCATCCATTAACATAGCAGTAGTGACTGCTGCTGGTGCTATGCCGTATTTCTTGGCGATAGATAGTAGTTTGTCATCGAATGCAACGTAGTTCTTAGTGCCTTCACCAGCACCACGACTTGTGCCGTCTAGGTATTGGATGCCTTTAATGCCTTTTTCTTTGAGTTTATTGGTTGCAAGAAGTTGATCTCCTGAGAAAACGCTTCCTTTCTGACCGCTACCTAGAACCTGATATATATCCTCTCCACTGTCAGTAGGAGCAAAACCAAGTTTCTGCCTAATCTCCCTTGCCTCTTTAACAAGGGAAGTCCATTCAGGGCTATCTAGGTTATTAGACTCAAGCCCAGCATCCATATCCTCAATCATCATATCGTTGAGCCTATCGTTTACTTCTCGGTAACGCTTTGCCTCATTCTCAATGCCTAGTTTTTTTAACATCTCTGGTTGTTGCTCTAAAGGCTTATCCCAATCTAGTAGTTCGTCAGGAGTAGCATCAAAGTGTACGTTGTAGAGAGAGCCTTTATTTGGCTTAACAGACACATCTTTTAGTTTCTTTATCTCATCAATAAACCCTTCTTCGTACATTGATGGAAACTCTTTTTTCATTTGCTCGGCATACATTAATGCGTTGTCGTAGCCATACCTAGCGACATCTCTCATAGCCCCGTTTTCAAGTGGAGTTATATCGTCATCCATTATCACTTTACCATCAACAACAAATCCACCGTTTCTGGTCAATACCCTCTGATATTCTTCAGCAACCGCCCTTTTGTCTGCTCCATATAAACCATGACCGTAAGCCTGTGCGCCTTCACCTGTGCCAATCTTTGACATATCGAACTTATCAAAGTTGTGAGGCGTACCATGCCACATATCAATAACCTTCTTCCCTGCTTTATTGATTACCCCTGCCTCTGCCTCATCCTCAGTCAATGCCATGCCTGTAGCGAGTCCTATAGGGGCTGCTGAGGCCAGTAGGTTAGATGATTCTTTCTTGGCTGGGTCGAATACAGCGTTAGTAGAGCGTGTGTTTTTGGTGTTTAGTGTGGCAATCGTGGTATATGGCTCTTTGTCAGCGCCCATAACAAGCGACTCTCTTAGTTTTACTGAGTCGTATCCTTTATCCTTTAATAATTTTGCTACCCCTGGGGTTTCGTAAGCCATATAATGCCCTTTCCTAAAGACATCTTCTGGCAACTCCCTGTTTGTTCCCTTTAGCGACTCAACGTACTCTCTGATAACATCAAAGTCTCTCTCTGGGTCAAAAGTCTTTTTGGTGTTGGTTGTGACAGGGTATATAGTTTTGCCTAGGTCATCCTCAGCCACAGGAAACGCTTTATTCATCTCTGCTCTGTAGTTGAGATATAGCTCATCTGTATTGCCATCCTTGCCGTATAGGTCATTAAAGTCTTTGTAGCCTTTTGATCTAGCAAACTCGTCATAATGCTTTTCTTTCCAAGCCCTTTTTTCATTGTAAAGACTATCGACATCAGACTCACCGCCCTTTCTTCCTCTGTATTTTCCCTTCCCTAGCCAATCGTTAGCGAATTTCTTACTAGGCGTTAGAAATGCCATGCCGTCAGCGTAGCCAGCAACAAACTTATCTATATCTTGTTGTGACGCATGATACAAAGTATTATCCACATCAAACCCCATCTCTTTAGCACGTTGCATACGCGCCTCGTGAGCCATGTCTAATGCGCCTTCGGGGAGTGACACTTTCTCATTATGTCTAGCTAATCGCTGTGCTATTTCCTCATCAGATAAACGAGCATCAAAGGCTAATGACTTCATCTTGCCATTGTGCTTAAACGGCACTAAGACATGTTCGCCTACTCGTCTAATGATGTTGCCTAATGCGCTCATAGTTGCCCTGAGAATGTACCTGTCTTTTCATCAAACACTAATGCGTTACTCATCAGTTCGCTGTCTAAGTCCTGTTTAGCTTTAATCTCTAACTCAGTGAGTTTTAATGCCATGTCCTGTTGATACTTATCTTTATCGGCTTCCATCTTGGTTACAAATTGGTTTTGCTTCTCTTGTAACTCAGCCACTTTAATCTGTGCATCAGACTGTGCTTTGGTGA